GTCAGGACTTTCTAAAGCTTAAGATTTTCTCAAGCCTTGATGTAATCGGCGACATTTCGTCCCAATTCATCAACTTCGCTTGGTTTTATCCATTCATTTTTCATAACACTATCCAGCAAACTATTGTTAAAATTAAGTTGTAAAGACTTAATTAAATCATTAGGAGCTGTAAATGTACTTTCGGTAGTTGAACTACCATAGTATATTTCAGTAGTGTTATTAAGAATTTGAAAACCACCTCGAATTATTGAACCAATTGTCATTAAAGACCGGATTTTGTTTCGGTCTTTATTGAATATGGATTCAATATCGAGATCTTGGATTTCTTTTGATGCATTATGTAATGTAATGTCATCACTTAAATCCCAGGTTTGAACGATTAATCAAGATCGTTTAATGGTATTATAAATGGATATGAAAACAGGATTATCAGATAATATATTTTTATCTTCAATATCAGGAAACTTACTTAAAAGTAATTTCGGATTTGAAATAATATTATTATTGATTTTCCCAACAATCTTTGCCATTCCTTGTGAAAGAATTCTTTTATATTCTAAAAGAGCTACTCCTTCACCAGGTATAGGATATTCATCATTAGTTACAAAATATGTGAATAAACTTCTCAGTTTATCATATGTATAGTAACCAAAGTCAATATCCAATGACAAAGATAAAGCTTTGAACATCATAAGTTTTCTTTTATTAATAGTAATAAATATCTTCTTAGAAGAGTTAAATCTCTTAGAGATTCTTTTCTTAGAATTATTTATTTTCTTAACAATAGAAAACTTATGATAAAGTCTATATAACAACTCAACCAAATCATACTTTGAAGTATACAGGTTACCTTTAATTTTGAAATAATCATATAAAATTATGAAAACCACTAATGGGTTTCTAAAATTATTGATTATTCCTTTTAAAGGAACACCTGTTATTTCAGTCTTAGTAAAGGGCTTTATTCATCTCTTAGCAAACTCATAAGTATCTTTAGATACATGAGTTTTATTAAGAGAAACTTCAACACCCATTGAGGTAATAACTTTTATATATCTTCGTGCGACATTATCATTTTTAATGACAATATCATCACCAAGTAATATATATTGGTTAAAATCCTCAAAACCTTCGAGATATGCACAATAGTGCACAAGAAGGTGGTGTGTTAAAGTAAAAACCGCTCAAGAAGAGTATGTACCCATCGGTTGACCTGTAGAATATTTTACAATGTCACCCGATGGTGTGGTAAATTTCCTATTGGACAATAAATATTGTCAACTACTAGCAAATTCTTCATTGAAGATTCTTACTAATAGTCTACGTTGTAGATCAATAGGAAATCGATCAGTTGCACTAGACAAGTCTAAGGATCAAAAGCTATGTTCGTTTTCTTCCCATTTATGCATTGGATCTTGAGTAAAGGTTCTGTCGCAAGTACTAAAACTTCCTCTCAACATAAACAAAATTATGTTATGGATTGGTTTTAGAAATAATTGAGTATAGTAGTCACTTATGGCTATTATTCTCAGTTTTGCTTCAGGATCTTTAACAAAGCTTAATACTCCATTAGTTTTACTTTTGGAAGCTGTTAAGTTATTATCCCATGCATACTTGTAGGATTTAGAAAAGAAATCCGCCCCATTTTCATCAGTGATATTAAATATTTTCTGCATTTCTTCATAACTATATTGTAATAGATTATGATATGCAGTCAACGTAGCTGGCCCATCAGGACCAGCCTTAGTTGATAAATACAAAATATCCTTACTGAAAACAGGTGGTTTTCGATTCAATGAATGCTTCTTAACAAACTTATTGATAAAACCTCCAGGTATAATATACTTCCCTTTTGGGGGGTCTGTTATACTTAGGTAATTGGGAATAACTTTCGATCATTCTGAATTAGTTAAAATTCAGGATCTAGAAAAATTTAAAATTGTTAAAACAAATTTTAAATCACTAGTTAACCCTTTATCAACAAGTCCTTTAAGAAATAAAAGCTTTTTAGGCCATCCATCTTTAGTTAGTCCAATACTCATAGTATTAGTTAACAAAGGCTGTCCACATATGTACCTTGTACAATGTAGACGCATCTGTTTATAATACTTAATAGTATGGACTGTACCCCAATCTCTAATTCATTTATATAAATTAGATACAAAAGGTCTAAAGAATTTTAACTCTTTATGAGGAAATACTAACATTAAAAGTCTTTTTAAAACTTTAATGTGTAAATTACTCATAAAAAAAATTTAAAGTATGGTGCTACCTATAGCTGTCTTAATCATAACCAGAAATGGGAATGAGCAATTACACTCATCTTACTTGACTGGTACTATTAATTAATTACTTAAAATATATATAATAATTATATATATCTTATTAATGTTAATAGGTAACAAGTAATAAAGCAACCCTCGAAAGAGGACTTTACCAAAGACCGAAGATAAATACTCAAAGTATTATTTGATGGTAATATATACACTAAAGTATATATTAGTTCTTCGGAACAGTTCACCCTTAAAGG